TGGACCAGAACCAGATGTCAGGATCCCGCCGGCCGTCGCCCCAGGTGCCATCAGGGGCCGGCTTGCTCCAGAACCACGGCTTAGTGCACCGCTTCAGCGCGGCCGTGCTCAGGATCGTGCAGCCGAAGTGGGCCGTGTCCACCTCCTGGACCGGAGCGCCAAACCACTCGCGCGGCACCGATGTACTGCCACCCTCAGGCGGATTGTCGAGGTTGCCCTTGAGCGTGAGCATTGGGCGGCCGTCCTCCCGCTTGGTCTGCAGTGGTGCCAAGGCGTCACACTGGAACGTCAGGGCCAAGGCAAACAAATGTTCGATATCAGCCTGGGAGAAAAAACTGTCGTAATCTATGAGCAACAGATATTCGCACTTGTCGATAAACCCTTCCCACACCCTGGTATGCACCTGGTCCCAGAACACGCCCGTGCCCATTGTGGGGCGGATGTTGAGCGGCATGAGAGCCTGCACCCAGGCGAAGGTGTTGGCCGTAAACGACAGCCTAGGCATCGACAGGCATGCCTCGACCCGAACGTCCACCTCGCTGTTGCCAACCGTGATTTTCATGGAGTCTCCAAAAGCGAAACGGCTGGCAAGGCGTGTGCCCTGCCAGCCGTTCACTTTCGGTACTGTGTCAAGCGTCAGCCGCTGACCACGACGCCCACGCCGACCTCAGAGGCCGCCACAGGGCCAACCTCGGCCTTGCCCAGTCGCACGACCGAGCAGACCACGCTGGCCGCCTGGGGAGTCGCCTGGACCCGCAGGTAACGCCGCTTGCCCCGCATGTCCACGTTGAACCGGGCCACGTTGCTGGCACTCGACAGCGACGTGGTGGGGATCGTGAACCCGCCAGACCCACCGCCCACGAAGGAGGTGATATTGGCGTAGTTCGAAGAAACGTCCGTGTCGCTCTGCTGCAGGACCAGGGCCCGGGCCATCGCGTCGGTCGAGGCCGCATTGGCCTCGAGCACAACGTCCACACTGGCGTAGTCGTAACCCAGCGTGTCGATGACGTGGGCAAACGTCGCGTTGGTTGCCGTGTCGGCAGTGCCAAGGCTGGCAACGGTCTTGGTGCTCTCGAGGTGGTTCATGTCTTCAGGTTCTCCTAGAGGGTCAGATATCAGGTGTTGCCGACAAGAGCCACCATCGGGCCGGCCTCAGTGGCCGAGCCGACCGAGTGCCAGACCATGTCCGCGCGGGCCACCCCGATGTAAAGGGTCTGGTCCAGCTCGACATACCGCTCGGTGCTGATCTTCGTGGCGAAGGCCGACCGGATGCCGTACATGCCGGCCAGGCTGGCGTCGCCGAACAGGACCGAAACCTTCTCGTCGAGGTTGCCCGACCGCGGAAGGACGTTCGAGATGGTCACAGGGTAGCCAAGAAAGCTGAACCCGGTGCCGTTCTCAAAGCTCGGCCGGCCAAGGGCACCAAGGTCGAGCCGCTGCATCGAGTTGGCGAAACCGGCGCTGGAGATGTACCAGCGGGGGCTCGTCACGTAGGTCGGAAGCAGGGCCACGACCGAGAGGAAGTCGTTGACCGTGAACTCGTCAAACGCATCGCGAGCCGAGGCCGGCTTGTGGAACGAGCCAGCCGCCGTCAGGATCTTGTTGGCGATGCCGTAAACGCCGCCGTAGGTGTTGGTGCCGTCACCGTTCACTGCCGCCTGGTCCAGCTTCTCGCCGATGGCCGTGGCGAACTCAGCGATCACCCAGTCGCCAACGGCCGCGGCATCGGCCAGCAGTTCGTTGCTGACGCGGGTGCCGACCGTGAGCTTCTTCGCCACCAGCCGAATGTCGGTGGCAGACGGGTCGCTGGTCAGGATCTCGGAGCTCTCGCCGGTCCAGTTGGCCGTCACGCCGGTCAGCCGCTTCACGGCCGTCACGGTGTCGCTGGGCATCTGGACGAGCTGCATGGCCGAGGGCCACACGGAGAACTCTTCCACGAGCCGCACGACCTGGCCGCTGGCAATCTCGGGGACGAACACGCCGCCGGCCGAGTTGACCGACTCGCCGAGCGCCCGGCTCTCAACGCCGTGGTCGTGGCACCACCGCTTGGCATCGGCATCGCCGTGCACGTAGCCCTGCAGCCACTTGCCGAACGAGTAGGCGTCACGCCGGCCCTGTTCGTCGTTGCTGAACGCCTTCAGGCGGCCACGGTAGGAAACGGGCTCAATGCGGACCGCATCGTCACGCACGACCTCGGGGGCCGGCTTGCAGCGGTCAGCGACCGCACGCAGGCTCTTGGCGGACTCCATCGCAGCCTTCGCCGACTCAATCTCTTCGGCAACCTTCTTGGAACGGGTGACGAGCTTGTTCAGCTTGCGCTGACGCGAAGCCTGTGCCTCAGCCTCGAGCGGCGTAGCCTCTTCGCCCTCAGCCCCAACCTCGCTCTGCGACTCGGCCAGCAGCGCCTCGATCTCTTTGGCAAGCCGCTCAGCCTCAGCCAGAAGTTCTTGCAGCCGTTCCATGTGCGTTTTCTCCAGCGGCGTTATTGCCGTCTGGGTGCAGCCTAGGAACGCACCTGGGGTGCCTTGCAGTAACGCACTTCAGAATGTGTTGTTTTGACAAACGCCACCGCACGCGCCCCGCACCGCGGGCAGCGCATGTACCGCTGCCGCTCGTCCCCAACGGGACGGCTGGACCGGGTGCGGAGCCGTTCACCGCACGTGCAGCGTGGTTGTTCGCTCATACGTTCTTGAGTCGCAGGAGAGCGGCCCACGCCTGGGCGACGCCCCGCAGGGCCGAACGCTCGGCAAGCGGGGCCGCCGGCTCCTTCGTTGTCTCCTGGCTGGCAAGCCACGCCTCGTAGCTGCGTTGGGCCACGGCCACGCTGCTGGCCGGATAGGCCGGGGTCAGCACGACCGACACGTCGGCCAACAGGCTCACCTCGCGGATTTCACGAATGGTGCCCTGCTCGTCTCGGGACCAGCTGGCCCCCTTGCTCTCGTCCACGGCGAACGCGAACGAGCTGCCACGCAAATCACGACGACGGATGAGGGAAAGCGTATCCCGGCCCACCTGGGTATCGGGCGGCGTCACGGTGTACCGCAGCCCCTTGTCGTCGCTCGACAGCTCGAGCGTGCCAGAGGACGTACGGCCAAGAATCAGGTTGCTGTCGTGGTTCAGCAGCGCCACCACGTCCTGCTTGCCACGCTGGCGGCTGAGGATCTGGTCGAAGGCACCAGGCCGGATGATTTCACGAAACGCCGAGCCGCCTTCCCGCAGCGGCAGGCTGAACCGGTTGTAGACGGCGGCGTAGCCGGTGATGACTTCCTGGCCATCGGACCGCTTTTCAATGGTCAGCTCGGCCTCGGGCAGCTCGTCAAAGTCCAGGCAGCGTCGCTCAAGTTCCATTGCCGCTCTCTCCCACGGGTTGCGATTCGATTGGCTGGACGCCTTCATTTACGCCAGCAATGATGCTGTTGACGGTTTCCACCGGGACGGTCGGGAACGCACCCGCAATCAAAGCCTTTGCTCCCTCTGCGGTGAGCAGGCCGGCCGAGAGGTTCGACAGGATCTCCAGAAGTGAAGAAACCTGCGCACCGTTGAGCGCCTGCTGTTGCAGGTCGGCCACAGGGGCAACATCACCCGCGGGATCGGTCGCTTGCCCTTCTGGCATGTCGGCGTCCTGGTCGTCCACGCTTTCGGAAGGCGAGGCATCTTCGGGCGTGTCGAGCTGCGTCATGTTGAGCGGCACAAAGTGCTGGTCGCCCTCTGGCCCGATAGGGTTGAGGTTCTCCAGCTCGCGGATCTCGTTGATCGTCATCCACCCGTTTTGCAGAGCCGAGACGTAGTAGGCCGACCGGCTGGCGTGGTCGCCACGCAGCAGGCCCGACACGCTGTGCTCCGCAAAGTACCGCTCGTCATCCTCAATCAGGTCGCGGCTGATGGCGGCTTCCCACCGCTTCAGGTGCGGCAGCAGGCAGTGCTGGACAAATTCTGTTCCCTGTACTTCGATATTGCTGTAGGTCGAGCGCGTCAGGTCTTGGATCATGTGCGGCGGCACACGGAAGGCGCGGCAAATCTCAATGACCTGGTATTGCCGCGTCTCGAGGTACTGGGCCGCCTCATTGCTGCCCGTAAGCTCGTGGGCCTTTACGCCGTTGGGCAGGATGGCCGTACGAAAGGCCCGGTCAGCGCCACGGTGCATCCGCTCCCACTGCTCACGCAGCCGCTCGGCCGCCTCAATGGGGATCGGGTTATCCGACTCCAGCACGATGCCCGGCCGGGCTCCGTTGCCGAAGTACGTGCTGCCGTGCGTCTCCAACGCCTGGGCCAGGCCGATGGCATTGGCGAACGTCTTGTACGTCGGCACGGGCGTGAACCCGTCTTCGGTCGTGAACCGCAGGGCGAAGATTTGGTCCTGGCGGTAGATGGTCTGCCGGTTGCTGTCAGGCTCCCGGTACTTGTAGCGGAGCGTCCCGTCCTCGAGCCGCTCAACTTCCATCCGGCTGGAGTGCAGCGGCCACAGCTCTGACACCGGGCCACGGTCGCCGCCACGGATCTCGGCGTAGCTGGCCCCGTAGTGCAGGTAGAGGCCCGTCATCCAATCCCGAAACTCCTGAGCCGTCTGCCACGGGTTGGGCTGCGTGTGCAGCAGACGGTACAGCGGGTTCTCTGTCACCTTCCGCTTGCCACCGTTGGCGAGCTTTTCGTACAGGTGCAGCGGCAGCGAGCTTACGGCGTCACTGATGACCCGGATGCAGGCCGTGTAGGCCGAGCACGCCATGCTGTTGTCGGCGTTGACCCGGATGCCAGACGGCGTCCGGTTGCTCGTGTGGCCGTCGTAGTCCCAGTGCCGCAGCTCGTGCATCCGGTAGTCGGTGAGGTTGCTCATATGATCGTGATGTTCCAATCAGGTTCCGGTGCCGGCGCGGTTGCTTTCTGCCACAAGCCGATTGCCATGACGAGCGAAACGATGCCGTCGATGCGCTCCGTGCTGCGTGCCTTGCTGGGCTTAATGTTTCCTGCCGCGCTGTCGGTCTGAATCGCCACGTTGCCGGCCTGCCACGCCAGCACCGGATGGCCGCCGTGCAAGACCTTCCCGCTCACGACCCAGTTCTCAAACTGCTTGGACGGGGCCGAGAGCGAGCCGTAACCTTGCCGGTATTGTTCCATCTGCAGGCCATCCCCTTGCAGTTGCAGCCCAAGCTGCGCCGAGTTCCACGGGTCCAGGCCCACGCCCCGAATCTGGTACTTCTTCGCCAAGTCGTTGATGTCGGCCCGCACCTTGTCAAAGTCCGTGACGTTGCCCTCGGTCATGTGCAGATGGCCCTGCCGGTGCCATGTGAGATACGGCACCTTGTCCCGCCGCTCGCGCTGGTGGGCGTTCTCTTCGGGAATCCAGAAGTGCGGCTCGACCCAGAAGGTGCCATCGTCCAGCGGAAACAGCAGCACCAACGCCGTGGTGTCAAACGTGGTGGCCAAATCCAGGCCGGCCCAGCACTCCCGGCCCTCGAGCGGCACCGGGCAGCCCGAGTTGCCCTGAGCCCAGTGGTCCATGCGTAGCCAGCGGGTGTCCTGCTCAGTCCACTGGTTGAGGTACAGCTGGCGGAACGTGTTTTCATACGCGGGCATTTCCACGGCCCTGGCACACTCGCTCCGCAGGAAGTCGAGCTTCACGCTCACGCCCAGGTTGGGATTGGCGGCAGTCCACGTCGCCTCGTCCTTCCAATCAGCCTTCGGCCCCGCGGCGTAGATGGCGGACAGAAACCGTTCGTCTTTCACGGCCCCGGCCGCCACACTCTCGGCATACTTCCAGATTTCCCAGCAGATGCTCTTGCGGTCGTAGCCGGCCGTCGTGATGTAGACCATCAGCGGCTGCGACCTGGCCCCCATGCTCGTGGCCATCACGTCCACCAGCTCGCGATTGGGCTGAGCGTGCAGCTCGTCAAAGATGACGCCGCTCGGGTTGAGACCGTGCTGGATGCCAGCCTCGGCGGACAGGGCCTTGTACGTGGCGTGCGTCTTCTCGCAGACGATGGCCGAGCGGTAGACCTTCAGGTGCTGCGACAAGACAGGCGACTGCTCGACCGCAATCCTCGCGGTATCGAACACAAGCCTCGCTTGGTCACGCGACGCAGCACAGGAATAGACTTCCCCGCCCGGCTCAGGCTCCATGAGGAGCTTCAACGCCAGCCCGGCACACAAGGTGCTCTTGCCGTTCTTGCGTGGCACCGCGAGGAGCGAGGTGCGGATCTGCCGCCGGCCGTCACGCTCGGCAAACAAGGCCCGCACGTAGTCGCGCTGCCACGGCTCGAGCAGGAACGGCTGGCCACCCTTGTCGCCCTTGGCGTGCGTGAAGAACCGTTCGAAGAACTTCACCGCGCGGCAGGAGGCACAGGTGCACTCAGCCAAACAGGATGGCGGCGTCTTCGTCGGTGGCCGGCTTGTCCGGCTGGACGCTGAGCGACGACCTGGCGGACGGGTTGAGCCCAAAGTCTTGCTCCAGTTGCCGCAGCTGCTGGGCGAGCTTGTGGGCGATGCTCACCTCGGGCCGCTGGGCGATGTACTTGATTTCGCCGCCGTCGTTCAGGATCGGGTACGTGCAGCCCTGCTCTTTCAGGATCGCACGGGTGGCAAGCCACCACTCGTACGTGTCGCAGTAGCGGGCCAGGGCTTCCACGTCGGCGTCGGTCATGACTCGCACCGCCTGCAGCAGCGGCAGCAACTCGCGCCACCTAGCCGCGGCGACTTCGCCGAGGTGGCCGGGCATGGCGACGCTGGAGGATGGCGGCTGAGGCTCGGCCTTATTGCGAGACCTAAGCGTGCCGCGGGCAATCTTGATTTTGGTGGGAACCGGAGCCGGGCCTCGTTTGCCCATGACCTACCCTCCTGCGATTACTCGTCAAAATGTACGCAGAGC